TTTTTTTCTATTTAAAATTTTTTATTTATTGTTATTTTTTTGTTTATGTAAGGGTATAAAAGGCGTACCTCCCATACCGGAACTAAATTTTTTATTTTTTTATCATTAATTAGCAGTGTGTCTATTTCTATATGTATGACCTGCTACATCATCATCCCACGACATCCCCTCTTTATTCGGAACTCTTCTGTAATTAAACTTACTTTCATCGTATTTATGTCTAGATAGCAAGTTTTCTAAAGTCGGGAAACTAAAGAAATCTTCTATTGGTATTGCCAATTTTCTAGATAATTTTCTAGTCATATTTTCATTTTGCTCAATTGTAAGTGAACGCATATATTCTGTATAAGGCATCATATTCTCATTTTTTATCTTTTGAACCATACCAGTATACAAATGAACCAACATATTATGTACTACACGATTAGTACCAGTCATATCAAATGCCATTCCACAGAGAGCTAACATGTAATCATAATTATTCACCCGCATTGAATTTCCAAAAACTATTTTTGCCGCTACATCAATATAACGCTTATAAGGTACAATATACTTACCAGCTGGAGTCTGAACAGCAATCAAATAACGTTTCAAGAAAACAATCCCTTGTATTTGCAAATTTCCATTAGAGTCAGGTACGGAAATTAAAGGTACATTTTCCTGTATATCATGAATTACAATTGACAATGCTTCAAGATATTTAATGAAACTAGAATAAGAGATATACTGAGCTGAACTTTTGCAATGTGCCATTACATGATTATCTCCATAAACTGGAAAGCGTATAAAATAATTACCTACTACGTAAAACTTACCAGATTTAATTAACAATTTAGCCTTAGGATTCCTCAAGTGTACAGAACATATATAACCCCAAAAATACATGGCGAGAATAAATGAATTTCCTGTTGTTGTAACATAGCTCCCACTAGGCATGGTCCCTACAATCCAACGCCACATATTAGCAAACATGTTAACCATTTTAGCTACTATGTAATCCGCACAATGCTCAAGCAAATAAAGATACAATTCATAGTCTTCTGACTCCTTATCAATATACAACAAAGAGGTATATGAAAATAACCTTAAACAAAAATGATGAGTAGTATAATCCTGGCCCTTTATATCACCTGTATTATAAATTATATCTTCGCGCGGATAACCTAACTCTGCTGCAAAATTATGAGCTCCCCCATGCCAAAATTTAAAACCTACCTTAATTGTATTTCCACGTTCTACTAAAGATCTAAAACCATGGACAATTGTCATAATTATGAAATCAGTTTGATGTGATAAGAAAAATTCCCTACATTTATTCTGAGCATCAATTTTCTTCTGCCCAAATTTCCACATCATATCCGTAACTTCATATTTAAAAGCGAGTTTCCAATAACGCTGAGGAGGCGGAGGAGTATCTCCTGATTGAATCTTTCTAATATAATTATCTACTGCTGCAAACGAATAAGGAGCCATTATTTTCTTAGTACCATTTACACATAGCTTTACATCCTCAGTTTCGTATTTAACAATCTTGTTGCGACCTTTACGTAAACCAGCTGAAGAATCTCCAGGAAAAGGCATTTGAACCATTCGGTCTTCTGAATACTTAAATTTATAAGTTCCGAAATACTTACGAGTTCCCATAACGCTATAAAGCAAATGAATGCCCATATTCAATGATTTTCTCAGAAAAGGGTCATTTAAACCTTTATGAACATTCTTACCATATTTACTTAACAATATAGGTATCTTCAAAGGAAAAAGTTGATTAGTAGCAGATTCACAGATTGGCCCAAATCTATCAGATCCAGCATAGTTGGCTATGCTCATACGACGCAAACATAAAGCTTGCAAACTAGGTAATTCGACTACTGGTCTCGGATTAACAAATCTATTCCCAAACCATACATAACGTTCAAAAAATCTTTTTGGATAATTCCTAAACCTAGCAAGATCAATCTCCTCTAGCATATTATAAAAATAAGGTTCTATTGCTCTAAGAGGTGTCTGCTGAGGTAATGCCTTTCTAAAGAAAGGAGGTGGCGTATAAACCCAATTATGAAAATTTAAATTATGTATCCTCATGTCCATTCTCATCTGGTCAAATGTGAGCTTACCAGTATGAGGGTACTTACCTAATCCGTAGTTATATTCCCATTCAGTTATAGCATCTAGATAAACTTCACGAAGTATTGCTTCTGTGACATTCTCTATAAGAGTTTCATATTTCAAAGGGACTTCATGTCCTAAAAAGTTAGATTGTATTTTAACTCTAAACAGCTCACTATCCTCCAAAATCTCTACTATAAAGTTATTCTTCATATTTCTTCTTCTTGTAACTTTACGAGCTAAAGTATAATAATGGGGGATTAATTTCCTAATTTTCCACACTAAATGATAATAATAAGTATCAATTTTGAAACAACTATATAAAAAATCTTATCAGGCTCAGTGTTCCTACGGCGAATCGCAG